GTAATGTTTGACATACCAAGACCTAACGAGGGACACGTTTCGTATTCCGCTCTAGAATGTATAAAAAACGGTATGGTATGCAATACTAAATATGAAACAGGAGTGAAAATTTTTAACTCGCCTCATATTTTTTGCTTTGCTAATTTTAGGCCTGACGACACAGACAAATTAAGCGCTGATAGGTGGCACATCTTCAATCTAAGAACTAATGAACGGGAGGCATTGGATATTGATTAAAATATCTCTCGTATGCTTTTCGACGCAGTCGAAAACTCTGTGGACGCGACCTAAGCACTATAAGACCTGACGGTCTTAATATACGGAGCTAGTCTTGTCCGCGCGCGCGTGTTAATCGCTTCGCTAGTAAATATTTTATATACATTATGATATAAAATATTTTAAATTATTTAAGCATCTTCGTATGAGAAATATGAAGAAAAAGTTACTTGATAGTAAGAAAGAGGGTTGGCTGAATTTTGAGCCATTTGTCCTACATATGGACACCATATAGCGACTAAAGATAAACCCTTCATTGATGGAGGAATTTGAGCATTAAAATTGCTGTCTTCATATCTTAAAAGTGCGCCTTTACCTATATATTTTGTTACATCAAGACCAAAATTAGCGACTGCGTTAAAATCATTATTAGCCCAAAACACGTTCGTAGCTGTTGTATCGCTATTAGGTTGAGAAGGTGAGAGTTTAAACTGTCTTTGCCAATATACTTTATATTGATCTTTATTTATAGCGAGTAATTGATCGAATGAGCTACCTGTAGGGTCAAGATAGGAATTTCCACTTTGAAACAAATATTGTAAATTAAATGGAGGAATATCACCATTAGCTTTTTTTAATAAGAAAATCTTACAAATACCTTGATTACTATATCTCAAGTTTGTTGAAGTTGATGCTGAAGGATTGACCTCAAAACGAGGCGCAATTTGACCCTTAATAATCCATTTCTTGATTTTGCACATATTACCTACTCTAGTGTTTTGTGTAACACCCTGAGAAAGATTGAAAGCAGTATCAAAATTATAATGAAACCACGTTGGAGACACCGCAGTCCAATTGAGGACTGGAGCGTTATAATTTAAAGGCGTGCTAAATTTATCTTCGATATTACGAGAAAGCACAGCATTTACGCGTTTGTTAAAAGATACCATTGGATACTTTTTTTTGGGAGCATATTTGCGTTTAGGTTTTGCACCTACTGCAACTTTTTTGAAACCACGACGACGAAAGCCTGAAGAAAAGCGTGAATACGCCATTCAAGAAGATTTATATATAATTGCTTAAGAAAATAAAATTCCTAAATAAACGCAATTAAAAAATTATTCCTAAATAAAAGTTTAGGAAAATTAAAATATTATATTATAATATAAAAAATGAGTTCCGTTAGTTCCGTTAGTTCCGAGGAAGTAGGTAATACTAGAACTACTTCCTCCAAGCAAATATCGCCCTCTATTAGATGGATTATGGTGTTAAATAATTGGACTGATGATGAATTAAATATCATTAGTTCCAAAGTTCGAGAATATTGTAAATATGCCATAATAGAGAACGAGGTGGGTGATAGTGGGACGCCCCATTTACAGGGATACTTTGAATTAAAAACCAAAGCACGCCCGAGTAGCATTTTCAATATTCCAAGAATACATTTTGAAAAAGCTAAAGGGACAAGAGAGCAAAACGATGTATATTGTAGTAAAGAGAATAATATACTAGTTTCTATAGGACGACCCAAACCAATCAAATTAATTACAAACCTATATAAGTGGCAAGAAGATATAATAAATATTATGAAATCTGAACCTGATGACAGAACTATTTATTGGTATTATGAAGAACCTGGCAGTTTTGGAAAATCGCAATTCGTCAAATATTGTATATACCACTATAAGGTTTTAATGTGTAACGGAGGGAAGATGAGCGACATAATGAACTTAGTATTTAATCAAAATATGGATGAAACAACTTGTGTAATGTTTGACATACCAAGACCTAACGAGGGACACGTTTCGTATTCCGCTCTAGAATGTATAAAAAACGGTATGGTATGCAATACTAAATATGAAACAGGAGTGAAAATTTTTAACTCGC